TGGTAGGTTATCATCTGTAACGTTAATATGTGTTCTGTTAGATTGACGAGGCTCACGTACAAGCAAGCTCGGGTCATAGTTACTAGCATACTCAGACGACTTACCGAGGTGCTTATTAATATTCGAATTATCTAGTTCTTTTAATGCCATGTTATTATTATATGTTATTTGATGTTAATGTCAAGTCCTTTTTCAGACAAAGTCTTTTTAATATTTTCTAATCTTTCTTCTACAGTACCACTCAGTACTACAACCTTATCTCTCACCCTAGGATTGTTTGTAATCCAATGATTAAAGCTTTCAATGATGTCATTTCTAAATCCAACATCCACACTTCGCTCGCCATCGTCTTCGATATTAACATCAGCTGGATCAGTATAAAAAATCACATCATATCTTTCAATATAATTATCAAATAAATGATACGCATAATTACCAGTCCAAGGATTTAGAGCTCTATTTTCCTCTAACCAAGAAGTATAGATAATACCATCAAGAATACATCTATCCAAAATAGTACTTCTTTTCTGCCTATTATGACTATTAATATTTTTAAAATGCTCAGTAATAATTAGAGCTTGAGTCATCTCATTACCAGCTTCATTAATATCAACACCATAGTCTCTTTTAATAAGTCTAGTGACTTCATGAACAAAGTTAACGTCCCAGTTACACTTTCGTAGTCGTTTTAATAGAGTTGTCTTTCCAGTACATTGAGCACCAGAAAATGATATTAGTAGTTTACTCATTAGCAGTATATAGGTATGCAGTTCTCACGATCATTCTTAAATGTTCCATCGTAGTTAAGTTCCGTTTCCAATATTATATCAGAGTTCCTAAAGAATCTCAACCATGATATTAAAGATAAGGTAGTACAAACTTTAAACATACCATTAATTGAATTTATCATTAATGGGCTACCTTCAACAGCCTGCTCTGCAATAACTACGACCTCACCTCCGTCAACCTCTTCAGTTACTCTGTGAATTACACTACCAATAACTTTATACTTATCGATATCTGTAAAGGCTCTTACTTGTGGATCCTTGCCTTTAAGTTCAGGGTAATCGACTATATGCCCAGGGTGTCCATTATAGATAGTATAAGCTTTACATGTCTCTGCTGGTATAATATTCAACCAACCATGCAATGTAGCTACATCATCTCGATGCATAATTTCATCATAGTACCTCACTTTATAGTTCACACTCTTTGGTAGTGGTCTATACCAGAACTCAATTTTATTATACTTAAAGAACTCCTTACGTAAATTATATGACTCTTTATTGTCTGTTACAATAAGGTCAGGCTTATAACCCTTCTTGATAAGACTTATAATCTCAGAACCTGTCTGCGAGAAGAACGCAACCCATTTTTGACTTACTTGCATAACTGCTTATATTGTTGTACGTTATAGTTAATATCGAATTTCTCTTCATCTGTAACTTCATGACCGATAAGATCAGCTAGCATAGTAGATGGCTTCTGAGTCATACCATAATCTTTAATATAACGAATACCTTTAATACCTGCAACAACAGGGTTAGATGTATCAACAGATCTGATGGACTTAATACCTGTATAATGCTTCATCTCTTGAGGAAGTGAGTTACCTAGCAAGTGGTGTGGTTTATTATGATTCCAGATACCATCATCAATCAGCATGTTAATAAACTTACGTCTGCCGTCAGCTAGTAGTTCTAGTACTGTTCGGTGTTGATCTTGTTTATGTAACTTATCATATAGAGACTTATCTTCTACATCCATAACTACATGTGGCCTATCAACCGGCTCATAATGACCGATAGTTTTATACCAGTAATAGTCAAACGAAATAGCAATATAATCAGCATGTGCTGACATGTACTTATAGCATTGAACGAGTTGTTGATATGTCTTTCCTTGCACAACACCGATAGTTAGGCCAGGTAGATCAGGGTATTGCATCTTGAACTTATGAAATGATGCCATAGTCTTTTGTGAGTCTTCAAGTACATCAGGTACTACATAGTAGGTAGGGTTAAGCTCTCTAACATACTTAGCGAACTTCTCTGGATCAAAAGCATGTCCAAGTTCAAAGATAGAGTTATCTAGCAATACTTCTCTACCTTGAAGTAAAGATTGTTTAAAGAAAGAGTAATACTCAGGCTGCGTTTCGAATAGATGTACTAAGGCATAGTCATAGTCGTTGTAGTAGCGAGAGTCCTCAAGCATACTAATAGGTGATTCATGTGATACAAGCATACCTTTATTATAGCTCTTGTAAAACAGATTTCAAGGATAAATATAATAAAATGGCGTTAGTAGATAGTATAAATAAAGTATCACGAAAACTCAATAGTCGGTTGGGTAGTGTATCAAACAAGATCGGTCGTCTGTTGAATATCGGTAAGGGTATATTATGTTTACCTACAATGGTATCCGGATTTATATCAGGTATACCTAGTATGATAGGTAATATAACTTCAGGTGTAAATAATGCAATTAATAATCAAATTGCTGGAGCGAAAGGGCTAGCATCTAAGATGGCAGGTGATGCTATACGGAATGCTCTAGGTCGATTTAACGGTATAGTTAGTGCTATATCCGGCGCTGTTGGCTCAGTTTTAGGGTTTGTAAATGATGTTAAGTCACAGGTCGACGACATACTTAATTTTATACCTAGTAAGGAAAACTGTAACTTCAGTGGAGCTGCCATCGATAACTGCACTGTTCAGCAGACCTTAAATGGTATCAGTAAGAAGGATCTTAGGAACGCAGCTGCGGGATTAGTTTCAGTAAATAGCCTTGTTAATAAATCAACAAGAAATCTCGGTGATCCAGCTAGTGTTGTAGCCGCGTATGCAGACAAGCAAATCGCCCAACTACAGCGTGCGAGTAGTGTTATATCGAAAGCTGGTAAAATAATCTAATTATGAATAATGATATATATCTAGGTACTGTAATAGCCAATAGTGATACTAGTGATACAAGAAATACTAGATCGCTAGGACGGGTATTAGTAATGATTAGAGGTAAAAGTGATATATCTGGTAGTGAGACATTTAAGAATCCCTTCGGAGAAAACATGTGCCGGAAGATGTCAAATCAGACTCTAGAGCGTGTTAAGAGATCTGAAGTATGGGCTTACGTTCTACAGCCAAGTACAGGTGGCGCGCAAGGTAGTTATAGTCCGGGCTATAATTATACTAGACCTTCTAATGATAGTAGCTATCAAAATAAATCTGATCTAGGTGCACCTTCAAACGCTTATCAAGCAAACTCGGTTACAGATGGTCGTATAGGTAATGATAACGGCTCTTCTGGTATAAACACTACAGCAAATAGTTATACACCTGATAATAAAGATGGGGCTGTAAAAGGTGTCTTTAGTATACCTCCTATAGGTGCGACGGTAGCTATACAATTTCTTCACGGCGCGCGTAGTATGCCTATTGTTATGGGTGTAATTCACGGTGAAGAGTCGATTGCTTCTATATATAGTACTGGTGGTGTTGGCTCACCAATGCCGGATTACCCCGGAGCTACGCAGGGAATACCTGGACAGTATGTAGATAATACACAAGCAAATAACGATACTGTAGCACAGCAAACTGGTCCTCCAATTGGTACAGGTGGTAATAGACCGGTAAGTAGAGCTAGTGATGGTGTTAGTGAGAACCCATCACTCAAACCAGGTACCGCAACAACAGCAAGTGAAACTAGACGTACAAGTAGATCTCGCCGGCCAAGAGCATAAATACACTTATACAAAATGGCCGTAGAGAATAATATAGACGAACCGCGTATACCTCTAAACAATCCAATAGAAAAGGATATTGATAGAGATGGCTACGTGCTTAACCAAGGAGCGGGTTCACTCGTATTTTCAAATACAACTGCTGCACAGCGTGTACAGTTAACACATAGATCAGGTGCAAACCTCAAGCTTGATAACCGTTCTTATTCTGTATTTTCTCCAAATACATATCAGAACCTAACACACGGTAAGCGGTATGTTACTACGCTAAATGATTGTTTTGAAACTACGCAGAAAAACGCGGAGCATAGATCATATGGTGATTTTAGAATAATTTCCGGGTCACCTAACTTCTTTAACGATACTATTGCACAAGAGTGGGTTGATGCTTATGCTCCGATCGCTAATGCAATTGTAACGCCGGAACGAGAAATAGGTGGTATAGGTAATGTTACCGGTCGTTCGTTTCCAACAAATGGAAGGGCGAGTAGTCGTTCAAAAGCTGTTGAAGGTGGCTCATATAAGACAAGTAAAACAGCGAAAGATGTTCAAAAAACGATGGTAGAAGCGACGACCCGGTTGGCGGAAATCGAGCGGCAGATGGGTAAAGGAGGTAATATACAGATTATGTCTGCTAAACAACTCCATATACACGCGGGAGCTGCGTCGATGAAGTTTGATACTGGTGTAGTTGTTGAAAATGGCCGTGATGTTCAAGAGAGATTTAAAGTTAATGATCCGTTAAGAATTAAGAGTAGAACCTGGACGTGGAATGGTCGTGGTGGTCAGCAACCTGTGTACACAAATACATCTCTTTATACAGCGACGAACGCGTCTGGTGCTGCGCCATTTGGCGAAATCTCTATTACAGCTGGTAACAAAATAATGCTTAAATCTGGCTCCGGTGGAATTAATCTTAATAGTACAGGTGAAGCTAGCTTCTCTGCAAATGGAAGACTGTCTTTAGGCGGCGCAGAAGTTGCTATTGGTTCTTCAACAAAAAACAACGGAGGAGCGTTTCGTGTGTATTGTGATAAGGATGTATTTATGAGATCAAATAGGCTCTGGCATGCCAGTGCACCAGAGTCTCAAATTACTGCAGAAGAACAAATAACCCTTGATGCTCCTAAGACACATGTTACAGATGATACTTACATACAAGGTCCGTTACAAGTGCATAAACAAACGATATTTAACAACGACGTACATATAGATGGTAACTTACACGTTGATGGTACAATTACTGTCGGAGGTAACGTTATTGTAATGGGAGAAGTTGTGGCTAAGGCAGGTAGCTTTAGTAGCCCTGGCGGTGTAAGACTAAGTACACATGTACATCCATACTACTGGACACACCCTGGTGGTCGTACTACGACATCTAAACCGGTTAACTCTTCCGGTGGAGGTTCAGTAAGCTCCGGTTAAGATGATATATGTGTTTTTGTCTTTATATTACAAAGAGGAAATCCATATGTAATCATATATGTACCTGTACCTTGCTTTACAGTTACAGAGAAGCCACTATCAAAAACAACAGGGCCTGATATAATATTTGACCCACCCGGTAACTGTACTATTCTGTGTATACTTCCAGTCATCGCGTTGTATACTTTAACCTTATTATTTGAGGCTAGTGATACTGTAAATGTTTTCGTGTTACTCATAGTCTTTTATATTATTTATAAACTCCGCTACAGCATCGTCAGATTTATGTGTAGCAAAGTTAAGCGTATTAGTAATCTTCTTTCTCTGACCTACACCTCTAATCTTATGAAAGTCAATTAAATCTTTTATATCTTGTGAGTCAGCATCAGGTAAAGAAGCATCATCAACATCTAGTATATTTCGAATCTCTTGAATAGAATACCCCTTATTGAGATATGTCTTTGCTTTCTTTGTAATAAAGTACCTCTTAAGAGACTCCTCATCATCGTACTCGTTAACCTTCTTAGTAAAGTAGTCCTTACTAAAGGTATACTTACTACCAGTAATTAAACATTGTAAACTTCTTGCAGCCATAACTTTAGTTCTCCCATGGAAACACCAACCAAGTACCTTCTTTTACCGTAACACCGTGATGATCAACCACATGCTTTGTATTCTCTCTCGCGAAGAGAGTAACATATCTTACAGATTTATACCTCGTATTACCAATCTTTTCTTTAATATGCTGCATAGTCTTACTTGAGTCACAAATATCATCTATAACTAAAACCTTACTATCCTTACCAATACTACCTAGATCAATGTCTTGATTAATCTCAATATCCCCTCGCTCCGTGCCCTCGTAAGAACTTACATCATAAGATAATAGCTTAGCATTAAAAATATAACTCATCATTGTAGCGGGTATCATACCGCCTCGAGCAATGCCAATAACATGCGTAAAATCCTTCCCGTTAAGCTTAAATCTCAGCGCTAAACTCTTAGTTAAGAAGTCTATTACATCGTACCCGATAATCTTTTCTTTCATATAGCATAATTATAATATACTTTTTGATATAATCAATTAAATAAGTGTATGGATGATTATAAAGAGATGGGATTATTATACGAAGCGTTTGCTAGAGCTCCAAAAAGCTCGGTAGATACATCTAGATCTTACCCTGCGAGTGACTCCAAACACTCTTTAGGACACCAACTACCTACAACAATACCAGGTGGGTCTATTAATGCTTACGCGAAAGGCATAAGTAGTAGTGCTAATAACGCTGGTGTTTGTGATGAAGAAACAGATATGTCTACATTTATGAAAAGCGATGTTATTAAAAAAATTAACAGTCTTATGACCGACGCAGAGAGCTTTGAAGATACAAAAACAATGATTGCTCTTAACGAGTTAAAGCAATTTATAGAAAGACTCTAAATATCAGGATATGCTTTATTGCATAATATCTCTTTTATGAGATGTAAAAAATAGCATACACACGAGCTAAATAACGGTGTTAGTATACAGTATGTGAATGGTATTAAAACTACACCACACCAAAAACCTGTGCAAAGAGCACAGGAGAGAAGCTGATTAAAGAACTTAATTCTAATCAGCCTCTCTCTAAAATAGTTTAGTATCTCACCATACATCAGTATATAGCAAAGGCCATATGATGTAAGAGTGAGAAATATTAAATCAGCCACAGATAAGTGTGTCATCACCGCCGCCTATAGTTTTAACAGCATCACCCATTAGTTCAAGCTCTTCTGCTTTAATAATAATAACGTTACCATCATCATCCGTAACCTTAAAGCGACCATCAGCTTGCTTTTCAACAACCGGGCAGCCCTTACCACCGCAGCAAACTCTTACAGAGTTATCATTGATTTTTTTAATCATAATATTATTTATTCTATTTACCTTGACCTTTGTAGCGTTTTTTATAGATCTTACTTGTCTTCCTTCTCGATGTTCCAGAAATGGCATGACAACCTTTTCTAATACCATTCTGCTTTCCCCGTGTTTGTCTCATGTTTATATTATATTATAATCCTTTTGTTAATCAACTTAATTTAATCTCTCCCATGTATTATCTGTAGTAAATCTAAATGATCCTTTATGTTCTACTATATCCCATTCCTCTGGTCCTATAATGCTCAAGAATAATTTACCAGTATGATTAACGTATAAGTGATAGGTATTACCGACAGCAGGTATAAAGTTATATACAGCACTATATACCATATCTGTATCTTCTGCAACCTCTACTAGTTTAAAGTATGCTTCTTTTAGTTCATCAAACTTAGACTCTAAATAATGTGTTGCAGTTACACCTCGCTCTTTTTTATGAGATAGTATATCTGGCACCATAAACTTTGGTGCACCTACATTAGTAGGGTAGTGCATTAACTGAGGCTCTTCAACAGCCATATCTGGAACACCTCTAGCCCTCACAAGTACTGCAGTTTAGAATAGATCTAGCGAGTTCCTGCGCTGGGTTAGCACTACGCTGATAGTATAAAGATTTAATACCTTGTTCCCATGCAAAGATCATAAGTTCATTAACCTCCTTTGGTTTAGTCATAGGTGGTATCATAATGTTTAGTGATTGACCTTGATCAATATACTTCTGTCTGATACTAGCTTGAATAATAATCTCTTTCTGAGAAATCTCACCAAACGTTTTATACACATCCTTTTCTTCTTGATCTAAGAAATCTAAGTGCTGTACTGAACCGCCATGCACGAGAATAGATCTCCATACATCATCAGTGTTCTGTTTCTTTTTAGTTAGTAACTTTCTTAACTGAGGGTTTTTAAATGTAAACTTACCCTTAGCTAAGTCCTTAACAAAGTAGTTAGAGTTAAGAGGTTCAATAGATGGTGATACCTGCCCTAGAATAAACGAGCTAGATGTAGTAGGTGCTACTGCTAGTGTAGTTGTATTACGTCTACCGTAACCTTCTAGTATTGGTGCTTCTCCAAACATATCTGCCAGCTCAACCGATGCTTTGTCTGCTCTCTCACGTATCGTTGACCAGATAGTACCGTTAGCCATCTTTGCCTCCATAGACTCAAACGCTACCATGTTCTTCTGCAGATATGAATGCCATCCTAACACCCCAACTCCCAGTGCTCTATGATTAAGAGCAAAGCGTCTCGGTGCTTGCATGAACTGCATACCTTCTGTCTTATCAATAAACTCTGATATAACAGCATCTAAGAAGTATACAAGAGTTTCTACCGCGTCTGTATCTACCATTTTATCCCACTTAAGTAGGTTTAAACTCGAGAGACAGCAGACAAAGCTCTCCGCTGGGTTAGAAGGAAGCATTATCTCACTACAAAGGTTACTAGCATAAATCTTTTCACCTTTATCCTTATAAACATTAGGTGCTTGATTATTAACATTATCAGAAAAGAATACATACGGGTAGCCAGTTTCAAAACGCTTCTTAATAACCAGTCCCCAGATTGTTCTCTTCTCTTTATCACCGTCAAGCATGGACTTCATCCATTCATCACTGACAGTAACACCAATAGACATATCCTGAATGTCATTACCTTCTGATTTAATCTTAAGGAACTCTTCAATATCTGGATGATCAACTGGTAAGTAAGCAGCAAAGGAACCTCGACGAACGTTCCCTTGAGATACAACGTTCATAAGCTTATCATACAACTCCATAAAGTGTACAGCTCCAGTTGATTGACCACCAGTAGATATAGCAGTACCACGACCTCTTACGTCACCAAAGTAACCAGATGTTCCACCTCCTTGAGCAGTCATAATACCTACTTCAGCAGTCTTCTCTAGAATACCTGACATAGTATCAGGTACATATGAACCGAAGCAACTAATAGGAAGTCCACGCTCTCTACCAAAGTTACTCCATACCGGAGAGCTTAAAGAAAAGAAACCTTTACGCATATAGTCTTCAAACTTGTCTGCATAGCCATCAATCTTAAGGATTTTTTCAGCATGCTCAGCTATATCTCTAATACGCTGTTCAGGTGATTCTCCTTCTAGTAAGTACCCACGCTCTAGAAATTTACGCGAGTCTTTGTTAAGCCAATATATACGTTTGTTCATGTCAGTTTAAAATAATTCATCCTCAGAGAATGACTGGTTCTTCTTGGCATACTCAACTGGTTTACCATGGAAGAAGTCGGTCATAGAGTTACCAAGTAACTCCTCTTCGAACCATATTGTACTGGCTATTTTAGCTTTATCAATGTTAAATACAGGATTAAATCCAATCATTTCAAGTGAATCATTAATTCTACCTTTAACAAACTCTTTTAGTACATCAGCAGACAGACCTTCTTCGTCTACACCATTAACCATCCAGTCAATGATTTTAGCCTCGGCCTTGTATGCCTCCTCTGCTTCATGTGAAATACGCTCAATTAACTCATCGTCTATCAATTCAGGATACTCTGCACGAATGGTATTAATAAGACGAGCCCCCACCATAGCGTGTATATTCTCCTCGTTACGAGTATATTTTACCTGCTGGTCAGTATCCTTGAGAACGTTCTTAAACCTTGCAAACCAGTTAATAACATAGAACTGAGAAAACAGCGAAACATTCTCAACAAATAAAGTAAACAAAATAAGAGCATATAGATACTGCTTCTTACTATCCTTGTAGAATCGATGTGTATACTTCTTAAGATACTTAACACGACCCTGTATAAAGTCTAACTTAAGGTTCTCTTCAAATATATCTTCCATGTCAAGCACAGAAAGCAATCTCTCATATGCGTTGTTATGAATAACCTCAGTGTTAGCCATAACATATCCAAGATCCTGAAGAGATGGATGCGGCAAGTTATCGCCTAGTTTAGCCCAGAAAGTCTTAACTGCTACCTCAATCTGACCAATAGCAGATAGACAACGAATTACGATTTCTCTCTCTTGGTCGTTTAATACAACCTTAAACTGCTGTACATCCGACTTAAATGTAAACTCCTTATCAGTCCAGAATCCATTGTGCATAGACTCAATGAACTGCTCTGTCCATGGGTATTGGTTAGGTTTCCTTGAAACCTGCTCATCAAATATCATTTTATTAAATCTCTATTGAAAGTTAACTACAGACTGGTTATTAATAATACTGAAATTTCTCTGATTATGAGATAACTGCATGCTGTCTGTTAATGATGTATAGTCCATGTTCTTATTTTAATTATAGTGTATGAAGCAGCCAACTCCAGCTACTCTCTTCAGAAAGTATTTAGTACAACCTCACTCAATAACAGACTATTTTCTCACCTTTTACACAAAATTATGCCTCAGCTACTTTAATAAGAGCACCGGCAAACTTCTTACCAGAGCCATCAGCAGGGAATGGTGCTGTAGTATGTAATTTTACCACCTCTACAACATCCCACTCTTTACCTCCAAGCTCTAATGTATTGCCTGCTCTCTCAGCATTCTCTGCTGCTAGCATTGTATGATCAGGTGTACGTTTTAATGTGTAGGTACCGTCTACATTTACAATAGCTAATGTGAACCTCCTCATTAATGACTTACCGTTTGGCAGATCATCACCTTCAAGCGCGTCTTCTAGTTCTTGTTCAGATATGGTAATCTCTGGAAACTTAACACGCTCTTGAGCTCTCTTAATAGCTTCTGGGTCATATGGTAGTTCACGCTCTTCATCACTGTGACGAAGTCCACATTCTTCACTAAAAAATTGTTTAAAAGATCTCTTTGACATATTAGTATTTATTACTTTTTGCTATAAATATACTAGAATGACTGAACAATTTGACGAAGGTGTAAAAGAGATAGTGTTGTCACTATTAGCTTTAGGCGCAGGTGCTTATGAGGCAGATTATATTAAGAGTTTAATTGATAGTAAGAATGAGCCTATCGAGCAAAAGATACAGGCTATTAAGATAGCTGATAGGCAAATATCTGATATGTCATTCGATGCAGCTGCAGAAGAGGTCCTAAAGGATTTAGAGCAGGAAGCTGAACCAACAGAACCTGTGCTTGTTAAGCCAAAAGTTAAATATGATCTCGCTTCAGAAGAAGATGCATGGAATGAGATGTTAGATGGTGTTAAGCACTTTGAGGGGTTCAGATCGAAGAAGTATATCTGTTCAGGTGGAAAAGAGACTATTGGTTACGGTCATACAGGCCCTGCTGTTAATAAAGGTGATATAACCGAAGAAGAAGCCAGTAGTCTTCTTGCAAGAGAATTAAGGGAGACGCAAGGGGTAGTACAGTCTATTGTCAAGGTACCACTTAATAGTAATCAGTTAGCAGCGTTAACGTGCTTTACATACAACTGTGGTAGAGGAGCTCTCAGCCAGCTAGTTGGTAAGCCAGGTAGGCTAAATGATGGTAACTACGATAGTGTGAATGAAATACTACCTAAATATAGAATGGCTGGTGGCAAAATAAGAAAGGGTCTAGTTAGAAGGAGGGCGTTTGAGCTGGATCTATGGAATAATGAGTCCTAACAAATCATCCTAGGATGATTTGTAGTCGTAATTAAAGTTATCTATTACCCATTTTTCTCTCTCAGCAACCATATCTATTAATTCTTGGTTATAATATTCAGTGTATGGTTTTTTGTATGAACTTTTATTAGAGTGTTTTAAATTTGGGATTGGTGTCATACCAACCTTATTACAAAATACAGCAAAATCCTTATTAAGGTTCTCGAGTCGGCCTACCATATCAACTGATAGGGTGTTGTTTTTAAATAAATAATAATCCTGTGAAGGGTTCTTTTTTATTATTAAGCCTAAGTTAAATTTACCCCTTGTTTTAAAAGCAGATAAATCAAGACAATTATCAACCGTCTCCATCCACCTTAAAAACGAAGTATACCTTACCCATGGATTTCTTACTACAGCGAATTTAAAGTACTTATCAAAGTCCCAGGCATTTTTTAAAAACCCTATCTCTACATCTGCAATACTAGCGTGTTGATAAAAATTACCAGGATTTGGTTCGCCTAAAACATCAACAATACCCAAAGGGCGTAGTGTTTGTATAAAGGTTGTTGTACCAGCCTTTGGTATGTCTATTTTAATGAACTTATGTTTATGAGATATTAACATCTTTTAAACAATAATGATTTGTAGTTCTTTGGTTCTCCAAGATAGCGGGGTTTTGTAATGGTGACCCTTTCTAGTTTGAATCCTATGTCAGACAATATAGCTTCTATATCTTTCTGAGAGAGCATCCACCATGTATGACCATGCGTGTTGCTGTAAAAACTAGAGCGCGCTTGAAACGGGTTAATTAAAATCGCGTGATGTTTTACTTTATAAAGAATATTCATCAAAGTTAATATTGGATCTCTGACATGAGACAACATTGTGCCAAAAACTGCCACATCAAATTCACCTAATTCATCTGGCAGTGGGTCATATATGTTAGCTCTGAAGATTTTGTTATTGGAGTCGAGTTTTTCGTGCAAATAATCATAACTATTGAACATTCCATTAGTTCTTTCTGCTCTTGGTTTTTTATAGCCCCGTTTTATCAAGTGATCCCAATAGCTTCCATCTGGCATATCAAAAGAAACAACATCAGCACCCTGATTCTCCATCTCAAACGACAAATAACCAGAAGCAGCACCAACATCAATAACACGCTTACCTCTAAAGTCTAAATTGCTTAAATAATCATCAATACAGTCAGTCAAATCCCAATCACCATCAATGATTTCATCTCCCACCTTTACCGTGTGATAAAATTTACAGTCTTCTTTTTTTATATTTTTTATAGGCTTAATGTACATAATTATTATAAATTTTTCTATCCCATTGTGATTTGAACTGCCATGCTTCGCGAGTCTCTTTTTTAAGTTGATGCAGTCGAATATTTTCTTTTTTTTCTGTTTTATTTTTAAAAATTATATTTTTTTTATTTTTTCTACCCGACCTCGCATACTCTTGACGAGCTTGTCTAGTTTCTTCTTGTGTCCCGTAAGCAAATATATTAAGATTTTTTATATCGATGTCATGACACTCCAACATAATTTTCCTCAACCTAACATCTACTTTACTTATATCAAACACTCTCATTTTATCCAGGCTTGAACAAGCTTTATCAAAATTTTTCTGTGTAATAGGTATTATTCTCTCTAAACCCGTCAGTCTACGTATTAGCCATGAATCCTCAATTTGTGTAGAGTTAATATAATCTTCAAATGTTAAATTAGCAAAAGCGTTGTGATATAATTCATGGCTTGAGTTTTCAGATTGTGTGTAGTTAAACATAGATAATGCACGTTGGTATGGGTCACGTAAACAAATAAATTCTTGAAACTCTTGCCCGCGTTTTAAAAAATGCCTTAAATCTTGGTTAATACTATAAAAACCATAATCCGCGACTCTTACCATAAAAATCTTTAATTGCTGTAGCTTGAAATGGTCAAAATCAACAGAATAACAAACATTATTTATTTTATTATAAGCATTATTAAAAGTTACCTCACCATAGCATAATAATCTATATGCAATATGACCATCTTTAGTTATATCGATATGATAGCATGGTTCACCATCAGCCGCTTCGCGAAGTGCAGCAAAACATACATTGTTTATATACGTACCGGCACACTTTGGAATATGGTAGAATATCGGTATCTTTTTCATGTCTCTAATCTGGCCATTCTTCTTGCATATGTGGTTTAGCCTTAACTAGTAAAAACTTATACAGGTCTCTTAACTCTTTGTTTCTACTAAAGGTAATATGGTCTATATCTATTCCATTTAAGTCACAACCATGCTTTCTAGCAGACGACACGACATCCTCCAACCATAAATATATTTCTGGATTAAAAACTAAACAATCCATTAATTTTTCTTTATCTAGTACACGATCATGGCTATGTTCCTGTAGAAAGGGGTACGAATCCCACTCTCTAGATAAATCAGCTGTATCTATCCAGTCGTAAACTTCGCGATGGTAGATCCAACAATATGCACCGAAAAAATTATACTCAGTAAAATTGTCTACGTTTTTTAAGTATTCTAGAATAGTAACACCATGATTACTAATGAACCACTTACGCATTTCCTCAAATAACCATTTAGGGTAAATTAGAGGCATTCTTCTCATAAATTCATACTCTACCGGCTCATCTAACTTTAAAGCTTCTGTTATAATATCTTGCCAGTGTGTACAATCTTCACCTGGATGATCTCTCTTAATACTCTCATATGATGTCATTAACATAGTTGGCTTACCATCTTTATTAAAGTACATTTCAGGTGTATGCTCTTTATAGAATATAGAATCACTATCTACATGACAAATCCACTCTGTATCATCTGGAACGTAGAGATCGCTATAGAACTTCATATATTGCTGTCTAACATATCCTTTTGACACGTTTCTAGCATTTGTATCTATATAGTAGTTTATATTATTATGCTGTAACCACTGATCAGATTGCGCGCAATCTCTTTCATGATTATCAATCACAACATTATAAGAATGGTAGGTTTTGCAAAATGCATTAAAGCTATTCCACGACTTATTTAACCACTCTAAATCCCTATCATAAGTTACTGTTAAAACAGATACTTTTGGTGTATTAAAATTCGTATCCATATTTTTCAATTTCAAAATGTGATAGTGAAGCAATTTGATCTATTAGCTGTTGTTGATCGTAATATTCCCTATAATCCTGACTCGGTCTATTTGTATCATGCTTTAGATTTAACACCTCGTAATCTGCTATGCCTAGTTTACCCATTACAATCTTTAAATCGCTCTCAAAATGCTCCTGCCTTATGATATCATCTACTATATACTTACCCTTAATGTGAAGCTTTGGGTATATAGCATAATTTATACTCTGTATATGGACATCGTTAAGTATAAATTTCCAGAACGGCTGCTTATAGTCTTTATGTTTTTGTAAATGGTGATAATAAGATACTGCTCTATCCCACGGGTTGCGTACTACTGCAAACTTATAGTAGTTCTTAATACCTGGTCCTATATGATTAGCCCATTCTGCAGCGCGCCAGTGACCGCTTCCTTTAGGCTCGAGCTCGTCTGAGATCATGCCTTCGGAATATTCGTTTCTTAAAATGTGCCTTAAACTGGTACCAGCACACTTTTGCGGGTGAATAAATAAGAATTTTTTTTCAGAATGATACATAGTACCTAGTTATTTATAATAAGTGATGTTATAAATCAAGCTTAGTTTGTTCGGAAATAGTTTTCCAATCGGCACCTGGTGATAGTTGTCTATTCATTATATGGCAAGATAATCCCGGTATAGGTGATATTAAAAGACGCTCTCTCTCATGATATAATTTTGGCCAAACCGCGCTATCTAATATTGTTTGATAAACAATATCATAATCTTCATCAAATATTTTTTTTGTTGACATTGCATGTGGTGTACCTCCTGGCTGGATTACCATCCAGTGATGGCTGCTATCCGGCATGAACCCTTGGTTCCAATCATCTGCACTTTGTGTGCCTGTGCTAAAGAAGTTAAACTTTTCAAATCTATTAATATCTGTAATTGGTCCTTTTAAATTATCACCACATAAGTGTTTATATCTATATCTTGCATCACACGGTGCAATATAATTGTTTGATGTTAAGTCTGGAAACTCCTCATAAAGTAAATTTATTTTATCTAACCAATTATTTTGAAACAAATAATCATTCTCACATATAAAAATTTTATCATCTGGATCTACTCTCAATGTTTTTATATATTTTAACGTTTCTCTAAGAGATATAAAATCTCTCGGTAGTGGGTAGTTATCTGTTGTTAGAACAGTTGTAGCGGAGTGCTGTCTATTTGGTTGTATTTTTTGAATATTTCTAGCTAAGTCTAAATGATCACTAACACAGCTACTAGTATCGATAGTGTAGATTGTTAAAAAGTCTTTATATTTATATATAAAATTGTTTGTTGGTTCTAAACTATCCATTATAATATGAAGACAAACATCATCACGGTCTTTAATAGAATTAAATAAGCTTAAGAAACACTTTTCAAAACTAAACCAGCTCGGTATACGTCCGTTACCTGCTACATTAGATTTAGACGGATTCTCTGTATCATAATGACGGTAAAAAATATGTAGTTTGTTATGCTTCATGCTTATAAAATATTTTTTTGTTGAAAACAGCCAGGTGCATCTGATTCTATATCGATAAAAACAATATATTTTTTAATTGGTATAATTTCTTTCATATTTTTACTTATTAACATTTTGGGCATGTGCAGGGATTCCTACGTAGCATCCGGGCTCGTTTATGTTTGTTACAACCGCAGCACACATACCTATAATGATGTTATCTCTAATCGCGATTTTCTCTTTAATACAGGAATTAGCTCCTAAATAAACATTATCACCTATACTAACACTACCAGATACAACAGCGCAAGGCATTGCACTAAAAAAATCACCGATTGAGCAGTCATGACTAAGATGATTACTTCTGTTTAATAGAGCGTGTTTACCTAATTTAATATTTGTTGTTAATATACAGTTAGCACCGATAAAGCTACCTTCACCTACAGATATATTTAAATCCATAATTAAAGCGGTTGGATGAATAAAAGTAAAATAAGTTGTGTTAGCTGGTAGCTTGCTTACTAGTTGTCTTCTTAGCATGCTATCCCCAACAGCCACCATAACCTCATATTTATTATGATCAAACTCTGATAGAGGTCTAGTATGTTCGCAGACAAACTCATCATCAACAAAACAGGTCAAACAACAACCCATCTGACTCATTATCTCTCTTGCATGGCCACCATAACCTATAAGTGCTCGCTCCATATCAAATACTACTTATAAATATCAAATTTACTTAGATCAGGGTATGGTAGAGTTAAGTCTTTATTATGTTTTTTTGTACCATCCATATTATAGAACTGTTTAATAAGGAGTAAACCTCTAGCTGCTAGCTCAGGCATCATATAAAAATTCCAGCCTAACATGTCAAAATTATCATCATGATACGAGCATTCGTTACGTCCACTATATCTAGCACGTCTAAACCAATCATTAGCTTCTTTTGAATCGGTTAAAATAGCACCACCTTTACTAAGCTTAAAGTGTTTATATGGACCGGTAAAAGATATGCACATATGGGTATCTGGTATATACATATCCGCTGTAAATCTTAACGCAGAATCCCATACATTACTTCCCTCCAATAAATAAGCTCCTGTTAGTGTATTACCCTTCATTTTTTTAAAATCAACCTTTAAGCCAGCGTGTATAATTTCACATGGTACAGATGGGTAGGTACGAGAGGGTATCGTTATATAATCTCTGCAGTTTTTTTTAATATGATGCTCATAGTATAAAGATAAAAAAAGACCATTGCTTAAATTATCCAAACATATAGCATATTTAGCACCGGTATAATCTGCTAAACTTTCTTCAAGAGAATCAGTAACCGCATATACATTAGACATACACATACTTATTTTTAACAGTTATAATAGCAATATACTATTACCACTTTTACATAAAAATTTTCTAATTAGAAAATTAATAAAGTCTGTTACCCGGTAAATGAGCTTTGTGGTTTTTTTCTGTATTGGAATGTTTCCAGAAAATATGTATTGTGCTATTATTTTGTTTATTAATGATATTTATATATTAACCATTTGGCCATTTATATTTTGAAATTGTATTATATTGTTCATGTGAATAATAATTCCAATCAAGTTTATTACAAATACATCTAACCAATTCAAGATAGTACTTATGATTAGGGTGTGTATATGCTGTTGGAGATTGGATGGATATCTCATCTACATGTTCATCAATAATTTTATGCGCTGGTATATCAATGTCAAACTTTTTCCATCGATCAATCATTCCATCATATAAGTGATGAAGATCTGGGTCTGGAGACCAATGAAAACTCGATATTGATATAGGTAAACATCTCTCATTTATATACTTAAGTATTTTTTCATAGTTCCAGTTTAAAGAGTATCCCGGACTTATATGCATATACACTAGTATATCGGCCTCATTCAAGAAATCAATAGACTCTTCAACAGTATTTAAAAATGGTAATTGTGACCCGGTAGGGTCTAAAGATTTAAGTTTAAAAAGTTTTTCAGCTGGTATATGTTTACATACAAAATCCGGAGACAGTTGCTGTATATACCATGTTAAGGCTCTAGACTGACAGTTACCTACGGTTGCTATATTCATACTTTGTGACTTAAACATATTTAATACGTATGGTTATGTTTTCAATAAACAACTACTACTCTTTTACACGACAGTATAAAAAAAATTATCTAACACACAGAGGCATTAGAGAATTAATAAAGTCTGGTTACTAGTGACGTTTAGTTACTTGATCTACTCTTAAATGCATCATAAGCATCGCCAATGTGACCGAAAGTAAGCTCGAATGCACGATCGGTTACATCCGGATCGTCAAAGATATTAGCTAACCCGTAAAGGAACTCTTCCATACTATCAGCATCTAACTCTCCGACACTTGCTAGTAGTTGAAAGACCTCTGGATTCTCAGCATCTTCTGACTTACTTGCTTCGAAGTTATCCAGAGCGTCCTGTGACTCAGGCAATTCACCATGCACCTCTAAGTACTCAAGATCCTTATCTTCACCGTCTTCGTAACCTTCTGTGATTACCTGACCTGCCAGTGATGCTAGATCGTTCCTGTCCTTACCCCATGTATTGTGCTGTTGCATATTATTATTTATTGTAAAGGTGTTCCTTTTCTAGGATTTTACCCAATCCTTTACCGTACACCCGAAATGCTTCTCACTGCATTCAATACATCTATATATGTCACAATACAAACATCTATACATGTCTAGTATGTTAAACCTCTCACCACACTGACAAACGACCTCCGCACCCTCGGCTCCCTGAAGATCATGTGATTGTAAACCTAGAAGCTCTCGCTCATACGCCGTTCTTTTCATATAGGTATTTATACAGCGCAATGCGTATACTACCACTTCTTACATGACCAATAACCTGCTGTAGTCTTGTCTTTCTTTTGATCACACTTATGTCTAGCTCTGAATGACTTACGTGCACCTGGGTTAGACTTTCTTATACGCATGTTAGGGTCGCCGAAGTTAACCTTCTTAACGTTACCTGTCTTAGGGTTCTTAACATATACCTTAAACTTCTTAACATCGCCACGTGTAGGCTTATTTAATGTTACCTTACGTCCTTTATACTCAGCATCCTCCTCTGGAAGACCAGCGAGCTTCTCTTCAGCTTCTTCATTGCTCCACTCTTCTTCATCACAATCGTGGTAGTTAATAAAGCGTTGTGCTGCTTTGGCTGTATGAGAGCCTTTGTCTTTAGTACTGCTCTTCAAGCTCTTAGCCTTTGAACAAGTAACCTTACCTTTGATCTGATTAGAGAGTATACCAGGTTTAGATGCCTTATGCTTATCTTCTGCATCTTCAGCCTTCTCACATGAACCCTGCTCACCGCGCTTCTTACCAGGTACCTTCTTGTATCCATCCCAGCACTTCTTAGCATTCTCACTAACTGTGCTATACGCCTCAGCTAAGAGCTCCATGTCCTTCTTATAGTTATTGTGTTGCATGGTATATTAAAGTTATATGTTACTCTTTATTACTCTGTACACCCTCAGTGTAAAGTTGTGCCATGTCTTGGTATACTGAATTAGGACGTCCTACACTCTCACCAATTGCTGAAAAAGCTTTTCCCATGTCGTTAACCGGCTCATCACTGTTCTTATGCTCATATGGCTCTTCTTTCTCTTTCTCAGACTCTCTAGCTTGCTCATACAGGTCATTAATAATCTTATCCCACTCTTCTGAACTATGATCTGACCAATGATGTCCACGTGGTCTGAAACCATTAAGAGACTTATATGCATCACTATACTCAGATGAAGCTTCAACTGCCTGGAAGTCTTCTAAGGACTTAATACCATTCATACCGTACTCTTTCAGATCTTGAATGATACCCTCTGTAGCTGGTACAGCCCAAAAAACACTCTCACCTGCAGCCTGACGAGCCTCCATCTCTTTATCAATCGCTGCACCCTTATCATCAAGATACCTGCGAATCTCATCTAGTAATGACTCATCAACCTCTTCTGCATCTTCAACATCTTCAACATGTCCTTGCGTGTCATCTGTATCCTTAGTAGGTGTAATATCCTCTGCACAATGGTCGCAGTCCTCATGAAGCACCCTTGATGCAATCTCACCTATACATAACATATCTCGCTTGTTCATATAGTTATTTAGTCATCGACGATGATTTGTTCGCACAAATTTTTGGAAACTACCACCCTTACGCTGCATGCCGCACAAATAATGTTATTGTGACTCTCTGATATCTTCCGAACCACTGTACCTTCTGATAAGCCGAACTCTCTGATACGCTGGCAGTCAGCGCCTTTCAGGCATCTGATGATCAGATTACAGTTAACACACGCATCAGTAAGGTTCATACTATGCTAACATCCTGATTATAATAAGTGTTAGACCAAACAAAGCCCCTATACTATACATCTTGTATGCAAAGTGTCTTGTATCTCTCTTACACTTAGTATAGTACTCGTCGTACAAGCGGTCCATACGCGCATCATACTCCTTATCCCTTTCTGACATCTTACTATATGTCTCTTCAATCAACTCTGACAAGCATTGCTCGTCACCATCTACTAGTTTGTTATCTGTCATGATTCTTAATATGCGTCGTTCATGGCTGCCTGTACCTTCACCTCAGCCAACTGATCCTGAATACCACTATAGTTCTCTAAGATAAAGATATAGCGTTCTCGCGACAAGCCGGTCATCTCCCTCGCACGGGGGTCGAACATATTATAGTAACCGGTGAGTCTGACACGCTCGTACGTACGCCAGTCGACAATATCCCTATCTGAGTATCTGTTAATATCCATACTATGAGTATATCGGTGTTCCTTTTAAGGGCAAGCATCACCGGGTCTCTCAGATAATGCGTAACAGGGAGCTCCCGATTTCCGTATACCCCGGAAAATTCTGGACACGCGAAAATTTTTTGATGCCATGGC